GTGAATCTTGGAATGCCGTGTACAGAGGCAGTAATAATGCAGGAAAAGTAGCAGTGTTAGAGGAAGGAATGCACTATACACAGATTGGTATTCCACCGGAAGAAGCACAGTTTTTGGAGACACGAAAGTTTCAGTTAAATGAAATAGCTAGACTTTATCGAATTCCACCGCATATGGTAGGGGATTTGGAGAAGAGTTCTTTTAACAATATAGAGCAGCAGTCACTCGAATTTGTGAAATACACACTGGACCCATGGGTAATCCGTTGGGAGCAGTCCTTACAGAAGGCCTTGTTGCTTTCAAGTGAAAAAGGAAAGGTCATTATCAAATTCAATGTGGATGGGTTGCTCCGAGGGGATTATGCCTCAAGAATGAGTGGCTACGCTACCGGAAGGCAGAACGGGTGGTTCTCCACCAATGATATTAGGGAAATGGAAAACTTAAATCCAATTTCTGATGAGGAAGGTGGCAACCTTTATCTGGTCAATGGTTCTATGACAAAGTTAAAGGATGCAGGTGTATTTTCTGGACAGACAGAGGAACTGCATGAAGAAAATACACCACAGGAGAACCCACCGGAGGAAACTGCACCGGAAGAAGAAAAAGAACAAAAAAATCATAGAAGGAGGAAACCTAAGTAATGAAGCAGAAGTTTTGGAACTGGGTAAAGAATGAGGGCGCTCTTGAGGAAAGAACGCTCTTTTTAAATGGGGAAATTTCGGATGAAACATGGTACGGGGACGAAGTTACTCCTAAGCTGTTTAGCGATGAACTGAATGCCGGGAACGGTAATATCACTGTGTGGATTAACTCTCCGGGTGGGGATGTCTTTGCAGCGGCTCAGATTTATAACATGCTGAGAGCCTATAAGGGAAAGGTTACTGTCCGTATTGACAGTTTGGCGGCTTCGGCAGCATCCGTGATTGCCATGGCGGGAGATACTGTGGAAATGAGTCCGGTGGCAATGATGATGATTCATAATCCGTCCACCATTGCGGCAGGAAATACAGCCGATATGCAGGCTGCCATTGGAATGCTGAATGAGGTAAAGGAAGCAATCTTAAATGCGTATGAAGGTAAGACCGGAATGCGTAGAAACAAGCTGGCAACGATGATGGATGAGGAAACTTGGATTAATGCGAAGAAGGCATTGGAACTTGGTTTCTGTGACCGCATCCTGTTTTCCGACGGGGTGGTGGAAGCAAAGGAAGAACCGGAAGTGGAAGAGCAGTCGGAAGATAAGGGAACGGAGCCGAACTTTACGCTTAAGGCGGTATATCCGTTTCCATTGACATCCATGATGTATTCCCGCAAGAGCGTGGAGAATTCTTTCATTTCCAAAGTGGCAGCAGAAACTCCGGAGGAAGGGGTTTCCATAGAACGGTTGAGAGAAAGACTCAACCTTATAGCACATTAAAGGAGGATTTTTTTATGAGCAAGACTTTAGAATTACGTGAAAAGCGTGCAAAAGCATGGGAAGCTGCAAAGAGTTTCCTTGATGCAAAAGCTGAAAATGGTATGTTTGTGAATGCAGAAGATGCAGCTACCTATGACAGAATGGAAAAGGAAGTTATGGACCTTGGTGCCCAGATTGACCGCTTGGAGCGTCAGGCTGCGATTGATGCAGAAATGGCAAAGGCTGTAACGGAGCCTATTATCAGCAAGCCTACCACGGGTATGTTTGAAGATGGTAAAAAGGGAAGAGCATCGGATGAGTACAAGAAGGCATTCTGGAACTCCATGAGAAACCGCAATTCTTATGAAGTGATGAATGCCCTTTCTATTGGTACGGATTCTGAAGGTGGTTACCTTGTACCGGATGAATATGAAAAGAAGTTAGTGGAAGCACTTGGTGACGAAGTATTCTTCAGATCCCTTGCAACCGTTATTAAGACTTCTTCCGGTGACAGAAAGATTCCGATTGTCACTTCCAAGGGCGAGGCAGCATGGATTGATGAGGGCGGTGCTTTCCCAGAATCCGATGATAGCTTCGGTCAGACTTCCATTGGTGCTTATAAGTTAGCAACCATGATTAAGGTGTCTGATGAACTCTTAAATGATTCCGTATTCAGCATCGAAAATTATATCTCTAAGGAATTTGGCCGCAGAATTGGTGTAAAGGAAGAAGAGGCATTTTTCGTCGGTGATGGTAAGGGCAAGCCTACCGGATTATTCCCATCGGCAGATGTTGGTGTAACCGTGGCTACCACAAGCATTACCTTTGATGATGTGATGGATTTATATTACAGCCTGCGTGCGCCTTATAGAAATAAGGCATCTTGGTTGCTTAATGATTCCACAGTAAAGGCAATCAGAAAGTTAAAGGACGGTAACGGAAATTATATCTGGCAGCCATCTGTAAGAGAGGGTGAACCGGACCGTATTTTAAATCGTCCGTATCGTACTTCCATTTACGTGCCGGAACTTGCAGCAGGCAATAAGGTATTTGCGTTTGGCGATTTCTCTTATTACTGGATTGCTGACCGTCAGGGCAGAAGTTTCAAGAGATTAAATGAACTCTATGCTACTACCGGACAGGTTGGTTTCCTTGCATCCGAGCGTGTGGACGGTAAGCTGATTCTTTCTGAAGCAGTAAAGACCATGGAAATTAAGGCAAAGACAACTGCTTAAGATTACTGGGCCTTCCGGATAACTGGGAGGCCCGTCTTTGGGAGGTGAGCGTGTGGTAATCAGTCTGGAAGAAGCAAAACTGTATTTAAGGCTTGACTCCGATGAGGAAGATTTGTTTATTGAAAAACTCATACTGGCAGCAGAATCACTGTGTCAGGATATAGCACGGATTGATGAAGAAGAACTGAAAGCAAACGCTGCAACCACAAGGATTGCCGTACTGTATGCCGTAGCGTTTATGTATGAGCATCGGGAGGATGCGAAACAAGTGGAATTGGTGGGAATGCTAAAGGCACTGCTTTTTGGTATCCGGAAGGCGGTGTTTTGATGAAACTTGGAAAAATGCGGTATCGAGTACAATTGAAAGTGTATTCATCTAACAAAGATAAGGACGGCTTTGTTCATAAGGGATGGAAAACAATAGCAACCGTATGGGCAGATATGGTTCCGGTATCCGGTAGCGAGTATATCTCCATGAATACGGAAATGTCATCTGTGACATGGAAAATATATATCAGGTACCGTGAAGGAATCACTGCTGACATGAGGCTTGTATTCGGTGACCGGGAATTTGAAATTGTATCCGTGCTTGGAGATAAACGTGGAGGAATGCTTACATTGATGGCAAAGGAGGTATCGTAGTGGCAAAAATGAGTTATGAAATGCCGGACGATATGATACGGAAGCTATCAGCACTTCGTACCAATTATGATGAAGTGGTGGATAAGGTGTTACGGGAAGGCGTTGTTCCTCTGGAAGAAGAAATGAGGAAAAATCTCTCCGGAGCAATTGGTAAGGGTACCAAGCATCCTTCTGAATCTACAGGTGAACTGCTTGATTCCCTGCGAGTGACCAGACCGTATCAGACCGCTGATGGGGATTGGAACATCAAGGTGGGATGTGTTGGATATGATTCAAAGGGAGTACCGAATCCACTAAAGGCAGCCGTTCTTGAAAAGGGAAAATCAAACCAGAGAGCAAAACCATGGGCAAAGCCGGCGGCAAGGGCAGCTAAGGATAAGTGCATACAAAAGATGCAGGAAACATTAGATGCGGAGGTAAAACGATTATGAGTATTAATGAACTGGTTATTCGGACTTTATCCGATTTGGTAAGTGATATTTCTGTTGCGGAAAATCCTACCAATGATGATAAGGGAAGAAAAAAACAGCCGGATACATTTCTTGTGATACTTCCTATTTTTGATAAACTCCTTCTGTCTGCCGATGACCGACCTACAATGCAGAGTGAAGAAATTGTATTGGCACTTTATACAAAGGGGAATTACCTGTCTCTGAGAGACCGCATTACACAGCGGCTTCTAGGGGCAGGTATTTCTATTTTACAGAGGAAGTATGAAGAGTATGAGGATGACACGGGCTATCATCATTATACCTTTGATTTGGAACTGGCCCAAGAAATAGAAATGGAGGAAGAATAGCATGGCAACGATTGGTTTGGATAAATTATTTTATGCAAAAATTACGGAAGATGCTAATGGCAATGAAACCTATGAAAAGCCAAAGTCTTTAGCAAAGGCTATGAATGCGGAATTGTCGGTGGATTTGGCAGAAGCTACACTGTATGCGGATGATGGTGCTGCTGAGATTGTGAAAGAGTTTAAAAGCGGTAAGCTGACTCTTGGTGTTAATGACATTGGGCAGGAAGTGGCTGAAGATTTGACCGGAGCAACTATTGACGGAAACAAGGTGCTGATTTCTGCATCGGAAGACAATGCAAGTCCGGTAGCGGTAGGTTTCCGAGCAAAGAAGTCCAACGGTAAGTACCGTTACTTCTGGTTATACCGTGTAAAGTTTGGCATTCCGGCAACAAACCTTACTACCAAGGGAGATTCCATCGAGTTTTCTACACCGTCCATTGAGGGTACGGTTCTTCGTAGAAACAAAGTGGACGGACTTAATAATCATCCATGGAAGGCAGAGGTTTCCGAGGATGATGATGGCGTAACAGCAGAGACTATTTCCGGCTGGTATGATGAGGTTTATGAGCCTGTGTATAACAGCGTGGGTTAGGAGGCTTAGCAGATGGAAAACAGAACAGCGGTAATCAATATTGGTGGGAAGGATTATGAGTTACTTCTTACCACAAGAGCAACAAAGGAGATTGCAGCAAGATACGGTGGCATCCAGAACCTTGGAGAGAAGCTGATGCAGGCAGAAAATTTTGAGATGGCACTGGATGAGATTGTGTGGCTGATTGTTCTTTTAGTAAATCAGACCATTCTGGTGCATAACTTACAGCACCCGGATGATAAGCGTCCGGAAATGTCGCAGGAGGAAGTAGAGCTCTTAACTTCTCCATTCCAGTTGGCAGAATATAAGTCAGCCATTATGGAGGCTATGGTTAAGGGAACAAAAAGAAATGTGGAAAGTGAACCAGACGTAAAAAACACGGTGGCCGAGTAAGCAATGAAGAATTGTTTACCCGGCTTTTGTATTACGGCATCGCACACCTTCATCTGTCGCAGGAAGAGGTGTGGCTGATGCCGTTTGGTTTGCTTCTCGATTTGTGGGAATGCCACAAGCAGTATCATGGAATTTCAAAACCAAGACGGGAATTATCGATTGATGAGGTGATTCCGTTTGGAATTTGACGAAGGGAGGTTAATGGCGCATGGCAGAGAGTTTTGGTGTAAAAATGGGTGTCGAAGGCGAGAAGGAGTTTAAGGCAGCTCTTTCTGATATCAATCAGGCATTTAAGGTGTTAGGCTCTGAAATGAAACTGGTAGAATCCCAATTTGCTAAAAACGATACTTCCGTGGGTGCGTTGACCGCCCGGAACCAGGTACTTAATAAAGAAATCGAAGAACAGCAAAAGAAGATAGATTTGCTTCGTTCTGCATTAAATAATGCAGCCGAATCTTTTGGAGAAAATGACAAACGTACTCAGAACTGGCAGATACAGCTTAACAATGCGGAAGCTACGTTAAACGGTATGAAGCGGGAACTGAAAGAAAATAATGATGCCCTTGAAGAAGCCAATGAAAATTATGATGAGGCTGAGGATACATTGAAGGATGTTGACAAGGAAATGAAGGATGTGTCCGACAGTGCGGATGATATGGGTAAAGACATAAGGGAAGCTGGGGATGAAGCAGAAAAATCCGAGAGTAAATTCAAAGGACTCGGAGATACATTAAAAACCATAGGTGCTGCTATGGGAACCGTAGTAGTTGCTGCCGGAGCAGCGGCAGTGGAACTTGGCAAGGCTGTAGTAAGTGCTTATGCAGATTATGAGCAGTTAATCGGTGGTGTTGATACTCTGTTCGAGGATTCTTCGCAAAAGGTGCAGGATTATGCTGCCAATGCATATAAAACAGCGGGTATGTCTGCGAATGAATATATGGAAACTGTGACAGGTTTCTCTGCTGCTCTGATCAATTCTCTTGGTGGAGATACAGAAAAGGCAGCGGAGATGGCAGATATGGCTATATCCGATATGAGTGATAATGCGAATAAGATGGGTAGTTCTCTTGAGTCGATTAAATTGGCTTATGCCGGGTTCTCAAGAGGCCAGTTTACGCTTCTTGATAATCTAAAATTGGGGTATGGAGGGACTAAATCCGAA